AGACTCAGGCACTACAACAATAAGCAATGGCAATACAGCAACAATTGCAGGAGGAACAAATATAAGTACAACAGAAAGCGCAGGTACTGTTACTATAACAAATGATATTACTAGTAATAGTCAGCTGACTAATGGACAAGGTTATACAACCAATACAGGTACTGTAACTGGTACAGGTGCAAGCGCCAGAGTTGCTTTTTGGAATACTTCTTCAGCTTTAACTTCTGATAGTGGATTTACATATAACTCATCTACTAATACATTATCTATGAGTGGTGATTTAAGTGTAGGAGGTGGTGAGATATATATGGATGGTGGTCTTGTTAACTCAAATATTAAACTTAGTGGTAGTGTTTTTTCATTGGGTGATGCTGATGAAAATGACGCAGTTGAGCAAATAAATCTGAATGTAATGGCTGCTACCAATATAAAGCTATTAGACTCAGAAATTCATTTACAATCTGATGATGTCTTTTTTCCTACTACTGGAACTGTTACCATGGGGAATGATACCCATATTCTGTATAATCATGGCGGCTCAAGTACGGGACTTGCAAATGGTAATATAATTAAATTAGGTACTTCATCTGTAACTGCGGGATTAGTTTATTGTTTAAATTCAGGTACAACTTGGAGTGCTGTGGCTAATACCAGTATAAATAGCAAAAAAATGTTAGGTGTAGCAACTGGAACAAGTTCAAGTAATGGTATGTTATTGCAAGGTGTGTTTACAAAAGCATCACATGGATTTACTATAGGTTCTCCATTATATATTCACTCTACTGCGGGTACTCTAACAACTACAACGCCTTCAGCTACAAACTCTTACGCAAGAGTAGTGGGTTATGCAGTTGATACTAATAATATTTACTTTTGCCCTGACAACACTTGGGTACAAAATAACTAAGTATGAACTATATTGATAACACATTAATATTTGAAGAAAATAAAATTTACTTCATAGATGAGGCTAATGAAGAGCAGCAGGTTATGATGGATTGGGAAGATAGCCTTATGAAAAAACATGCAGATTATGTATGTAGCAATGGAGGGGATATATTAGAGATTGGTTTTGGTATGGGTATAAGTGCAAACTACATTCAACAAAACAATCCAGCTTCACATACTATCGTTGAAAATCATCCACAGATTATAGAAAAAGCAAAGCAATGGGCTGCAGGAAAAAGCAATGTAACAATTATTGAAGGCTCTTGGATAGATAAGCTTTCAGAGTTATCAGAATATGATGGTGTATTTTATGACACCTATGGTGATGTAGATGTAGAGTCTTTTGGAGGACACTTACCAAGTTTGGTAAAAGAAGGTGGTGTTGCAACATGGTGGAATGGTAAAACTGAAGCTGCAAATAGTTTCGGAATCGAAGATGTCGTTTATGAGCATGTCGATATAACTCCACCAGAAAATAATTATTATATTAAAAATGTGTATTATCTTCCACAAAAACAGTATTAATTATGCCAACAACAAATGTCACCGCAGGTTTACAAGGAAGGGTAGGAAACTTTCAGTTTAATATTGGATTAAATGGGTGGCTTACCAATGTAAGAAACGCAAGTACTGGTACTACACCCACTACTTTTACATCTTCAAATTCTAACTCTCAAGCGATTAGGGCCAGTTACGCCTCTGGTAGAAGTGGTTATTCTGGAAGTATATATAGGACATTTTTATTTTTTGACGTATCATCTGTTCCAGGAACTATAACTGCGGCTACACTACAAATATATGGTTATTCAGCGTCTTCAAGTGGAGCTTTTATTGTTAAATCTTCAGCATGGGGAGGAAATGGTAGTACAACAACAATGAGTACTTCTAACTATAATGATTTAGATTTTTCTTCAGCCTATTCTCAAAGTTCTATTGCTGCATGGAGTACCAGCACCTCATCCCCTAATCAGTTTACTATTAATAATGCTGGTGTAACTGATATGAACTCTAATGGTTATTTAAATGTAGCTCTTATTAATAGTACTTATGATTATAATGGCTCAACACCTCCATTAGGCGTAACGCGATTTTCAGGTGCAAGAATGAAAAATACCACTTACCCTATTCGCTTAGTCATAACTTATGAGACTGGATATAGTGAAGATGTAATAGATGTGGTAAATACTAATATACAGAATGTTATAGATGTAGCAAGTGGTGATATAAGCACTGTCATTGGGACACCTGTTTCTCCACCATAATCAAAAATAAAATACCTATATTTGTATAATGTTTAACAAATTAAATTTAATATAATGGCAAACAAAAAATTAAAAGACGAAGAATTAAAAAAAGTTCAGGAATTAAATCAAAAGTTTTTACAAGCTAAAATTAAAATTGCTGACACCGTAATAGGTTTATTTAATACTGTTCCAGCAGTTGATGCAATTCAAGAACAGTTTAGTGATTTAGAAAAAGAATTAATTAAAGAATACGGTGAAAACGCTGTAATTGATTTAAGAACTGGAGAAGTTAAAGACCCAGAAACACCAGTAGAAAATGGCGAAAATAAGTAATACCAGTGCGTATCCGAATATCGGAACGAATATAGATTCAGCAGACTATTTAGTATTAACTGATGCAGAAAATGAGTTAAAAACTAAAACAGCAACGCTTAGTCAAATACAATCTATTATTACATCAGATATTAGGACTCAACACACTGTTGTTAATTCAGCTTCATTATTAGCATCTCCATCAACTCCAGTAACTTTAGTGCCTGCTCCAGGAGTGGGTAAAGTATTAAACATATTAGAGATAATGTTTTACATGGATGCAGGGAGTGTAGCTTATAATTTTAATTTATCTCACAACATATTAATAGATGGTTCTGCAACTGGAATTACTGTAGTACCAAGTGGTGGTAGCTATCCAGGTTTCAACATGTCGACAGACACTGTCTTACATTTAGGTAGTGGGCTGGGAACATTTTATAATACTCCTGAAAATGCTGGTTTAGTAATGGAAGCGCAAACAGGTCAAACTGTATCTACAGGTAATGGCACGGCATACTTTAATATTCTATACAGAGTATTAGATGTAGGTCCAACTTTTTAAATTAAATTAAATGGACATAAGAAAGATTTCCATAGGAGCAGACTACAAGTCTGGAGCTATGCACTATATAACAGGTCAAGATGTATTAGGTGGTAAATACCAAATACATTTAATTCAACATGACCACGCTCACGATTCTTATAAAATTTGGATAATAAAAGGAGACGAAGTCTTGCTTTGGAAAGAATTTAAAAACACCTTACCTATATCTTTAGAATTTAATATTCATTTTTAATGCAATCACCTTTTTGTTTTATAGTAAAACCTTATAATGATAGGCGTTACGATAATATAAAATATTATGGTGATAAAAAGTTTTTCACCAGTACATCAGAAGAGGACCATACAGTTTCAACTCGATTCGCTACAGTAATAAATACACCTATAAATTATAATGGAAATATTAAAAAGGGAGATACTCTTGTAGTACATCATAATGTATTTAAATATTATAACGATATTTATGGTAGGCAAAAAAGTGGAAGAAGTTGGTTGATTGATGATTTATTTTTAGTCGATGACTTTCAATTTTATATGTATAAACAAGATAATAAGTGGCATAGTCATGACAAGTATTGTTTTGTAAAACCTATACCTATTGAAAAAAAATACATAGATGTTTCAGAAGAAGAAGAACCATTGTGGGGTATACTTAAATATGGCAACAAACAATTAGAGAAACTAAATATTTATCCTGGTGATAGAATATCATTTCAACCTAATAGTGAATATGAATTTAATATAGACGATGAAAAGCTTTATCGTATGTATACAAGTAATATAACTTTAAAGAATGGACACAAAAGCAATTAAATTAGAAATTATAAATGCTGGTGAAAAAGCAGTTAAAGAATTAATAGATGTGGCAAAAGAAAAGATTATTAAGCCAGACCCCGATGATGAATTAGCAGCTGATAGATTAAAGAATGCAGCTGCTACCAAAAAGCTTGCCATATTTGATGCTTTTGAAATTTTAAAAAGAATAGATGAAGAGAGAGATAAACTGGATGGAAGAGAAATAAAAACCAATAATTTACCTAAAGGCTTTGCAGAAAGGAACTCAAAATAACATTTATGATTTATGTAAGGGTTTAGTCCCTTCTAATATATTGTCTCGTAAAAATAAGGCAAGAACATGGATGTATGGGTATAATGAAAAATATGATATAGTTGTTATATCAAAAGATGGAACTATTGGTGAAATCATTCATGTATCTGGTTTAAGAATAGCATTACCCGCTGCACCCAAGACAGTGTTTAAACGCTCTGAAAAAAAAGATGAACAGTACTGGGAAGTAAAAGAAATACCTACAGTATTAAAAAGAATATCTACTATATTTCAATGGCATGAAGCTCCTTCTAATTTTAAAAATCAATGGATAGATTATATAGAAGAAGAGTTTAATAGAAGAGAACAAGGTTTTTGGTTTATGAATAATGGTGTGTCTACATATATCACAGGTACTCATTATATGTATTTACAGTGGACTAAAATAGATGTAGGTCATCCAGATTTTAGAGAAGCTAATAGAATATTTTATTTATTCTGGGAAGCATGTAAAGCAGATAAAAGAAGTTTTGGAATGTGTTATTTAAAAATTAGGCGTTCAGGTTTTTCTTTTATGAGTTCTTGTGAAGGAGTAAATACTGGTACTATTACTAAAAATGCCAGAATAGGTATATTATCTAAAACAGGTAGTGATGCGAAAAAAATGTTTACAGATAAAATAGTTCCTATTTCTAACAACTATCCTTTCTTTTTTAAACCTATACAAGATGGTATGGATAAACCAAAAACAGAATTAGCTTATCGTGTTCCTGCTTCTAAGATTACTAAAAAAAATATGTTTAATGTAGAAGAAGAAGTATTAGAGGGATTAGATACAACAATAGATTGGAAAAATACTTCTGATAATAGTTATGATGGAGAAAAACTACAACTACTAATACATGATGAAAGTGGTAAGTGGGAGAAACCAGAAAATATTTTAAACAATTGGCGTGTCACTAAAACATGTTTGAGATTAGGGAGTAAGGTTATTGGTAAATGTATGATGGGTTCTACTTCAAACGCATTAGATAAAGGTGGTAGAAATTTTAAAAACTTATACAATGATTCTAACTGCGAAGTTAGAAATGCAAATGGTCAAACAAAAAGTGGACTTTATTCTTTGTTTGTTCCAATGGAATGGAATATGGAGGGGTTTATTGACAGATATGGAATGCCTGTATTAGAAAATCCTAAGCAAGAAGTGGTAGGTATTGATAATGAATACATATATCAAGGAGCAGTTAACTATTGGGAAAACGAAGTTGTTTCTTTAAAACATGACCCTGATGCTCTAAATGAATATTACCGTCAGTTTCCTCGTTCAGAATCACATGCTTTTAGAGATGAAAGTAAACAATCTATATTTAATCTAACAAAGATATATCAACAAATAGACTATAATGATAGTATTATAAAAGAACATTTTATAACTCAAGGTTCATTTAGTTGGGAGAATGGAATAAAAGACACTAAGGTAGTTTGGACTCCAAACAAAAGAGGAAGATTTTTTGTAACTTACATACCTAAACGCTCACTTCAAAATAATGTTATTAGAAAGAATGGAAGATTCCTTCCTGGTAACGAACATTTAGGTACATTTGGTTGCGACTCTTATGATATATCTGGTGTCGTGGTAGGTAAAGGTTCAAATGGTTCTTTACATGGTTTGACAAAATTTAGTATGGAGGAAATACCAAGTAACCATTTCTTTTTAGAATACATAGCCCGACCACAAACAGCAGAAATATTTTTTGAGGAAGTATTAATGGCATGTGTTTTTTATGGCATGCCTATATTATGTGAAAATAATAAACCTCGACTCCTTTACCATTTTAAAAATAGAGGGTATAGAGGGTTTTGTTTAAACAGACCTGATAAAACTTTTAATAAACTTTCTAAAACAGAAAGAGAGTTAGGAGGTATACCAAATACATCAGAGGACGTTAAACAATCACACGCGTCTGCAATAGAATCTTATATTGAAAAATATATAGGAATTGATTCAGAAGGCGTGCATAGGATTGAGGGTGACATGGGTGACATGTATTTTCAAAGAACATTAGAGGATTGGGCTAAGTTTGATATAAGTAATAGAACTAAGTTTGATGCCTCAATAAGTTCTGGTTTAGCTATAATGGCTAATCAAAAACACTTATATACACCGACTAAAGAAAAAACAAAAATTAGCATTAACTTTGCAAGA